CGCAAGATGCGCTTGAGATGAGCAAATAGCATCTCTACGCGTTTGAGCGGCGCGATCGCTCGAAAGCCTCGGTCTTGGCCAAGGCACGAGCAACGTCGTGCGCAGCCTCGTTCACATCACGCACGATGCGACGTGAGGGCATATTCGGACAGCATCTTTGCTTGAGCATGCAGATACGGCAGTCTGGCAATGATGCGTGATAGCGAATCCTTCGCGGACTTTTGCAACAAAATCGGCACGACTCGGATGAGAGCCAATGCAGGGACATGTCCGCTGCTGGTGGAAGCCGACATAAGGACGGTCAGAGGCCATTCGGGTTTTGACCCTGAGCGGACCTGAGCGAGCCGCTTTTGCTGCGATGCACACCCTCCGACCTGCTATACTTTGCGCGTGATCCGAGGCCTGGGATAAGTCGAATGAGCAACTGTGATCTGTCGCAGCGAGATCGCTGATTGATTTGGTCGCGTCAAGGCTGGCGCTTCGCGCCCCCGCGCTGTGCGCGGCTACGGCCTTGACCCAGCCAAATCAATCAGCGCAGCGGCTACTCAGCCAGCGGCCAGCATTTCCATTAAAGGCCGCGTTCAGCGCCGTTGACCACTCGGCCGCGCAGGTAGCATACGAACCGCCCATGCCGTCGCCTCCGCGTGCCCTGCCGGCGGGCTTCATCCCACCGTGCCTTCCAACCGCAAAGACCGCGCCCCGGTTAGAAACCGAAAGACGTCAGGAGCATCACTCCATAACGCGGCACGGTATTTGTCCTTACCGGGTTTGTTTCACCGGCCGGCAGGGGCATGTTGGCAACAATGCCGTCTCCTAAAACCGTGGCCTTGGGTTCTACATGAAAGCCGACGCCAAAATTCCAGCTATTATGATCGGGTACCTGCGCCACCATGGGCCGTGCGCCCGGGATCGCAACAGTTGCCAGACTTGTCCTGCGAAACCCGATCATCCAGCCTATAGAAACGCCAGCAACAGCGGTGGAACCATCCGAGGTGCTAGCATCGACTGCAACGAATGGCCCGTGTCCCCAGTTTCCCCCGCTCACTCCTAGGAATGGGGTGGCGGGAACAAAGAAATAGTGAGATTCAAAAACGATACCTGCGCTAGCGCTGCTAGAGTCCGTTACTCGAACGATATTGTCGGGTCCGATAGCTACAGCTTTATTCACTCTCGGTTGACCGAACGTCATCGCAACGCCAGCTCCAAAGCCCAACCCGTCGAACGGTTTCGGAGCCGGTATTTCCGGCACAACAGGGGCGGCGGCGACATTCGGAACCAGTCCTTGCCCGTAGAGAGGATAAGAAGGTTGCACCGCTGGGTAAACATAAGTCGGTACCACCAGCACAGGGGGCGGCTGTAGCTCGGCTGGGAAGCCGGCGTAACAAGTCAATAGCAAAGTTGGCACGAACCCAGCGTAACGAATACCGTTACGCACCGCGTTCACAACAATGCGAGAACTACACGACGCACCAGTCATGACGCCCCCGTCACAACGCCCACGGATGCAAGCAATAAGTTCTGAAACCGCGCACAGTCCACAAAATCTCTGATGTTTCGTGAATAGACTGTTAAATCCTCAGAATAGGCACAGGGGATATTGCACGCTGCGTCAACACCGACGAACGAATTTCTGACGTGGAAGAGTGTGAGCGGCGCCGGTATCCCGAAATGCGAAACGTGCGGACCGCTGCAATACGGCGCCCGAAGGGCAGTGGCTCAATAATCGCCGCCGGTCGCGAACAGATTAAAATCGAGCCCGGCGGCGTGGCGCTGTTCACTGCGATCACGCCTCTGTCCGGCGAACGGCATGCTGCCGAAGCCAACGCCCTCGCACTCGCTCCGCGTCCGGCCTTGCCTGCGCATCATCACAGCGTAACGGAACGCGCTCACTAAGTCGTCGCGCTGTTTGACGACACGATAGTCCTCATCGCGGTGGTACGAGCGCAGCTCCTCGATCAGCTCGGCGTTATGGCTGGCGATGGTCAGCTTCCCCGAGAACATCATCTACCGCATTTCCTCCAGCGCGGGCTCAATGTTGTTTTGTTTGGTGCCGTGGTTGACCGCATGCGTCGCCATCATGTTTGCGCCGCGGCAGGCCTGAGCCTTTGTCATGCGTGTGCCCGTCATGCGGGAACGCGATCGGTACCTTCAGCTCGCGCGTCATCGAGTGGATCCGCTGCACATGGTAGAGCGCGCTCGATCGCTCCATCCTGAAACTGTCGATGACCCAGATGGCGCCCGTCTGGTGATCCCAGGACGATAGGTGACACCGGCGGCCGCGCCGTCTCCGATCGGCGTGTAGCTGACAATGAGGTGGCCATCGACCGCCGAGGTGCGCGCCAGGAGTTCGCTGTAGATTTGCTCGTCCGGCCGCTCGTCGATCCAGATGAGATCCACGGTTTCGGCCTGCAGGCGCTCCCTGCGCATTTCGAAGGTTTTGAACGTGAGCGTCGATGTCCCGTCGATCTTCCCGTCGGTCGCATGCGTGACGAAGATGGTGTCTATGGCGCCGGTGCCGCCGGGGACCATGACAGGCCGCTTGCTGAAACTCTCTAATGGAATTGTGCCACAACCGAAATCCTGTCCACCGCATATTGTCGCTGCGAAGTGTCGCGGACGAGGACAACGCTTTCGCCAACAACCCAACAGCGGATCGGCTTTGTGTATCGTTTGCCGGTCCAAAAGGGCGGGTAATTTCCAGTGCAATGCCAAGCAACCTCTGCGGCGCACGCAGTGGTCTTGCCGGACTGCGAGCCGCCATAAATCAAACGCCGATGGATCCCGGTGCTACCGGCGGCGAAGAACGCCATTTGCGTCGGGTGCCACCACGACGTATCGAGGAAGTCGATGCGGCGGAACTTGCGCCGCCGCTCGGCCGATGACAGCGTCTGCCGTGCGAGCTTTATTAGTTGCTGCGGATCGGGATCCTCGCTGGCCATGACCGCTTCCGTGGAATAGAGTGGGCCTCGATCACATCTGGATTGGGTTTCAGTGCTGGCTGGAAGTTCGCTAGGGAGGCTTGCTATGTCGCGTTTAAAGTTAACGCTCATCGCCACGATGCTTCTCTCAACGGTGGGCTTTGTTTGTTATCCACAAGACACTGCCAACGCGGCCACGTACTGCGCACAGCGCACCCGAGGCGGCACCGCCGTTGGAGCTCGGGACTGCTCATTCAGGACGCTCGACGCCTGTCGCGCGCGCCTCAGGCACTGGGGCCACGGACGCTGCTATCGGCTGTATGCTTAGGGCCGGCAAACTCCTCCCCTCCTCAAGTGCCGATTGGCCACCTTACGCTTCTTGTCTCTCTATCACTTCCCCGTCAACCACCTTGGCGCGGGCTGCTCTGCGCTCGGTGTCGGCGGCCTCCAGCTGCTCGAGCCGAGCCAATCCGTTGCCGCCAAACAATTCGAGCGGCTTCTCGCGCGAGGTGCCGAACTGGCGCAGCGCTCGCAGCTCCTCCAAACTCTCATCATCTTCGTTAACGACCTTGTGCACGATGTTCATGTCGTGGCGCGTGATCTCCGGGTCAGTCCTTGCCAGCATCATCGCAATGCCGCGCACGTGGTCCTTGTGCTCGGGATTGCGCACCAATTCGATCAGCGCCTTGGTCGCCTCCGGGGCGCTGCCACGCAGGAGCTTGCGCGCCTCCTCGGCAATTGCGGCTTGTATCCGCTCATCACGCATCAGGCGCCATGCGATATGCGCCATGTTCAAGGGCGACGTCCTTGCATTCCCGAAGCCGGCACGGCGGGCGGCGTTCGTCTGCGCGCCACGGCCTGGATTTTCGAGCAGGTAAAATTCCACAAACGCGCGCCAACGATGGTTGGGCAATGCTCGCATGGCCGGACCGTACTCGCCCAGAACCTCCTCGCGGCGTGCGGGCGTCACCATCCGCTCCACTCCCGCATGTCCTCGATGTAGATCTTGCTCTTCAGGCCGAGAAGTTTGTGCATCTTTATAACGCGATCAACGAGCGGCTTCCGCTGGCCGCGCACCCGCGCAAATTCTTTTTCAACAGTATCGTAGCAATATTGATTCAAGACAAGCGTTGAAGGCGCACCTAGAGCATGTTTCGCCCCAATTGAGTCGGGGGGATTCTCATGGGGCGAAGGATAAGGGATTCTATCGGCATTGATTCGCTTTTGGGAGGCTGGCGA